GCAACAATTAGTGGTACAGCAATAACTTCAGGAAATTTTAGAGATACAGACGGCACATCTAAAGCAGTTACTACTAACACATCGGGACCAGACGGTACTTTTAACTCATCTGGTAATGGAGCAACTGGGGGTAACAATGGTAACTGTGGTGGAGATAACTGTAGAATAGGTGGATCTACAGGTGCAACTTCATACGATGGAAATATTGCAGGTGGGGCAGGAGGTTCATCTTCAGGATCAGGTACAGCAGGATCAGCAGGCACAAGAGGATCTGGAGGTGGCGGAGGAGCTTCACAGGTTTCAGCAAGTCCTGCATCTACTTTTGGTGCTAACGGTGGTAGTGGTGAAATAAGATATAGATTCTTAAAAGTTAATTAGTATAGTGCCTTATGGCAAACATATCCAAATGGTTTGGTTACCCTATTTATATAACTAAGTTAGAAAACTTTGAAAATATTAATAAAAAAATTGTACCTATAATACTTAGAGATATTACTCCAACCAATTCTCAATACTCACGAACCACGGATATAAAACCAAAAGAATTACAATCAATTGATGATAACTTACATAAAGATAAAAGATTTAAAAAGTTATATACTGAGTTAGCAAAAGTAATTCAAGGATGTTTAACTGCACAAAAATATAATTTAGATTTGTTTGAAATTTATATAACAAAGTCTTGGGCTACCTTATCTACCAAAGAACAATTTATTTCTTATCATAGACACATGAGTAGTCACTTTAGTTTTGTTTATTACCCTCAAGCTCATGAACAAGGTAATTTATTTTTGCTTGATGATGACGCTCATAAGGTAGGACTAAATATACCTAAAAGAGATCCATACTTTACTGAATGGGATCAGAACAATTATGGTAAAGCAGAGTATCCTGCAGAGACAGGTAATGTAATTATATTTCCATCCATGATGTTTCATGAAACTGGAAAAAATAAAAAAGACACACCTCGAATATCAATATCAGGAGATATAATGTTAACTATGAAAGAAGGCATAAAATCTGAACATAATATACCTTCTCCTCTGACTTGGATGAAGCTATAAAATGTTGTAAAATGGCTTATGCCTTTAAGAAATGTAAGAATAGCCCCAGGTTTTAATAAAGCAGATACTCCTTCAGGAGCAGAAGGCCAATGGATTGATGGTGACTTTGTAAGATTTAGATATGGTCAACCAGAAAAAATAGGTGGCTATACAGCTATTGGACAAGAAACTATTTCTGGACCAACACGTGCTCAACACACTTGGACAGATTTAGAAGGTAATAGATACGCAGCACTCGGTACTTCAAAAGGTTTGTATATTTATTATGAAGATAAATTTTATGACATAACACCTTTAGCAACAGCTCTAACAAGTGCTACTTTTACATCTACAAATGGATCTAATACAGTTACGGTAAATAAAACAAGTCATGCTTTAGATGTTGGTGAATATGTAACCTTTACATCGGTAACTCTACCTGGAGGTGGTGCTACAGGTTTTACTGTAGCAAATTTTCAAGATTTTACTTATGAAGTTTTAACAGTACCTAACGCAAACAGTTTTACAATTCAAATGAAAACAAATGAATCTGGTTCTGGTATGACTGCAGCAGGATCTGCAAGTATAAACCCATACGAAGAAATAGGACCAACAATACAAACATATGGTTATGGTTGGGGTACAAGCACATGGAGTAGAGGAACTTGGGGATCTGGTACAACTAGTTCAACAGTTATACTTGATCCTGGTAGCTGGTCATTAGATAATTTTGGAGAACAACTAATAGCAACTATTAAAGATGGTAAAACATTTGTTTGGAATCCTGGTGTTTCAAATCCATTAGAGCAAAGAGCAGTAATCATGTCAGGTGCTCCAACAGCAACAAGATTAACAATTACTTCAGATAGAGATAGACATGTTGTACATTTTGGAACTGAAACAACTATAGGGGATTCTACTACGCAAGATCCTATGTTTATTAGATTTAGTGATCAAGAAAACTTCAGTACTTATCAACCAACTTCAGTAAATACTGCAGGAACATTTAGACTTGATACAGGTAATAAAATTGTAGCAGCAGTATCTGGTAAAGATTATAATTTAATTTTAACGGATCAAGCAGCATACACAATGCAGTTTGTTGGTCCACCATTTACTTTTTCAATCAGACAAGTAGGATCCAACTGTGGATGTATTGGACAACATGCAACTGTATATGCAGATGGTAAAGTGTTTTGGATGGGAGCAGGTGGAGGCTTCTTTGTATTTGATGGTACTGTTAAATTACTTCCATCACTTGTAGAAGATTTTGTATTCACGACTACCGGATCAAATGTAGGAATAAATTATTCTTCTAACGAAATTATATATGGTTCACATAATTCTTTATTTAATGAGATTGTATGGTTTTATCCAGCAGGCACTCCCGCAGGTAATCCAGCAGTACAAAATAACAGAACTGTAGTTTATAACTATGTAGAAAATAGTTGGTCTACTATGACTCTTGCAAGAAGTTCTTACGCAGATGCAAGTACTTACGATGTACCTTATGCAACAGAATACAGTTCTACAGCTACACCATCTATTTCAAATTTAAGTGGTGCTACAAATACTTTTGGTGCAACCACTTACTATGCACATGAAGTAGGTAATAATGAAATATCTTTAAATGGTACTGAATCAGCTATACCTGCTTATATTCAATCTGGAGATTTTGATTTACCTACAGATGGTGATGGAGAGTATTTATTAAGGGTAAGTAGATTTTTACCAGATTTTAAAAATCTTCAAGGTAATGCAGTCGTTACAATTTTCTTAAAAAATTTTCCTATTGATGCTGGAGCATCCTCACAACTTGGTCCTTTTACAATTAATGCTAACACACAAAAGATAGATACTAGAGCTAGAGGTAGACTTGCTAATATAAAAATACAAAATACTGCAGTAGATGAGACATGGAGATTTGGAACATTTAGAGCAGATGTTAACCCTGATGGAAGAAGATAATGGCTAAGATAAATGTATATGTACCGGAACCACCACAAGAATATAGTGTAGAAGGATTTAGACAAATAAACCAAGGTCTTGCAACTATTGAAAATCAATTAAATACTTCATATCAACAAGACTTGAAAAACGAACAAGATTCGTTTAATTACTTTATGCAATGACAATAAGATATAAAAGCGAAACATTTGATTTGACAACCACTAACGTTACACCAGTTTTAACGTGTCCTAGTGGTGCAACTATTATTGTAAAAAGCATACAAGCTGTACATGACACTGCTAGTAATGTTGATACTCATGCATTAGTAACTAAATCAGGTGGATCAGCTGTAAAAGTATCTTATGAAGAATTAAATAAAGCGACTGTAAATATGGTTAAGGGTTCTCTTAATTTAGAAGCTAGCGATATTTTATCTATGCAAGCAGGTGTGGCTAATGAGATTACAGGTATTGTTAGTTATGCTTTGATAGATCGTTCACAGGAAAATGGCTAGAAAATTTAAAGATTTTGTTGAAAGAGATAAGCCTAGGAAAAGACCTAGAAGACACTGTAAGAATCCTAATAAAAAAAAGAAGTTGCAGAATAATAAAAAATATAATAGACAAGGACGGAGACAAAAATGAGTGATGTTATTAAACTACCAGCAGAAGCAAAAGAAATAGTAAAACATAAAAGAACAGGTAAGGTCTATGCTGATAAAGCTGAGTTTGATGCTGATGTTGCTGATCCCAATACTGACACTACTGATGATGATTTTAGGCAAGACTTGGAAATTAAAGTTACTAGAGTTTCCATGGGCGCAAAAACAAAAAAATAATGAAACCCAAAGGCGCAACAGAGATACAATATGAGTTGTTAGAGAAACATGTGCCTAAAGAACTTTTAAGTAAATTTCAAATTTGCACTTCTATACCTGGGAAGATACCACTTGATCCAAATAAGATAAATATACTTTGGCAAAAAAACTCATGGGATCAACCTAACCTACAAAGTTTTTTTAGAAACAAAAATAGACATCATGAATATGATTGGTACGTTTTTAATTCTCATTGGAATTATGAAAAATTTAGATATTTTTTTCAATTACCTGAAGATAAATGCATTGTAATAAAAAATGGTGCAAGTCATTTTCCAGAAAGAAAAATTTACAAAAAAGGTGACCCAATTAAAATAATACATCATTGCACCCCTTGGAGAGGTTTAAATGT